CTGGACATGCACTACCCCAGGCTTCTTGAGCGGAGGCTTGAGGTCGTCGTGGAGGGCGTGGTGAAAACTACGTCAAGCATCGAGGACTTGCTGGACACCATAGCACAAGAAGTCGAAGAGGCGGTCTATACCGACGTTACGCTTGGCGGTTTGTGCAAGGATGTGGTATTAACGTCAATAGAAACAGACTTTGCGAGCGAGGGCGACCAACCAGTCGGCGTGGTCAAGTTGGAGTTCGAGGCAAAGTATGTGGTTCGTGAGAACGACTTGTCAGTGGCACTATAGAGCAGGAGTTTATCAATGGCTACTTTAACAGGACAGTTTGGTTCCGTAGAGATCGGGGCAAACGCAGTAAGCGCAGTGACGTCGTGGTCGCTCGACCGCACGGCAGACACGGTAGAGTCTAGCGCTATGGGTGACACGTCGCGCACGTACGAGACCGGGCTGAAGTCTTTCACAGGCTCATTCGAGGCTCGCCTTGATCCAGCAGACAACACAGGCCAGGGTGCGGCAGTCGAAGGCGCAGAAGTAACATTCTCGTTCTACACGGCTGACAGCGGCACCAGCGGGACGACATACTACACCGGGACGGGCATCATCACGTCAAGCAATATCTCGGCTGAGATGGAATCCATGATCTCTCTTTCTGTGTCATTCCAGGGTACAGGCGCGGTAACAACGTCTACGGTATCTACTTAACATGAGTATCATTGACAAGGTTAAGGCTCACAATGAGGCGGTTGAATTGGCTTCGGTGTACATCTCTGAGTGGGACGAGACACTGTACTACAAGCCAATCACCGTGGCTGAGTTGGACAAGGTGGGCAGTGTGTTGCGCTCCAAGCCCATCGAGGGCATGATCGACATACTGATTATGAAGGGGCTGAACAAGGACGGCTCGAAGGCGTTCTCCGTCGCGGACAAGCCTCACTTCCTGAACTACACTGACGTGACACCGATCACCAAGGCAGCAGACGCGATCATGAACCACACTACCGTGAAGGATGCGGAAAAAAACTAAAATCCGATCCCGACTTGTATGCGAAATACGTGCTCGCGGATCGGCTAAACAAGACAATAAGTGAAATTGATGCTATAACTGTAGACGAGTTTGTTCACTGGATGGCATACATCAAGAAAGAGGTCAGGTAGATGGCAGTCGGTCAGGCGGATGCAGTATTTGTAGCAAAGGACCAGATGTCGCCTGCCCTCCAGCGCATTGTCGGGCAGCTGGATCGTGTTGCTGGTGCCACTGATAAGGTAAACAAGCGTCACGCAGAGAGCACTTCGGCCACGAAAAGGCTGGGCGGTGCTTACCGTTCTCAGCGTGCCGCCATGCAGAACTTCTCGTTCCAGATCCAGGATATCGCGGTTCAGCTTTCGATGGGCCAGAACGCCGCTCTGGTCTTTGCCCAGCAGTTTCCTCAGCTTGTGTCTGGGTTTGGCTTCGTCGGTGCGGCAGCTGGTGCGGTTGTTGCTGTGCTCGCTGGCGTCGGTATGGCCATCACTGGGGTTAGCGGCAATTCTCGGACACTAACGCAGCGCCTGACCGAATCCAGCGAGGCCATGAATGACTTCAGTGCGGCCATGGAAAGCACCAGGCAGCCTATAACAGACTTTGGTGGGTTGATAAGCGAACAGGCTGTTGCACGCTTGGAGAGGTTTCAGAATATTACACGCGAGATCGCCAAGGCTGATCTGATAAATGAGTTGTTCGGTAATATCAGTTTCGACACCAGGGGTATTGTAGAAAAAGGTTTGACTTCGCTGACGTCGAGTAGTTTTCTAGCACCTCCTGCTCTTAAAAAATATTCCGACGCTACCGTTGTTGCGCTCAGGGCGATGGGGGATCAGTTTGGATTCTCTGAGGAGCAGGCAAATGATTTTATAGTGCTTCTAGGCAGGTTCAGGGATTCACGGAAGGCAGAGGATGCCGCGGCTTTGCTTAATTTCATCGGTGAGAACGCCGACGATACAGCCAAGGAATTGGAAGAAGTTAGCGGAGTAATGAATATTCTTCGGGGGTTCATCAACGAGACCACTCAGAGCAAACAGAAACTCCTCGCTCAAACAGAGAAAGATGTTGCCGCAGCGGAGAGAGAAGCCCAGGCTTACCTTGAATCAACAAACGCTTTGTTCAAATATAATAACGAGTTGAAGCGTATAGCTGATCTGGAGAAATCCGATCTTGAGAAAGGCCCGGCAGACACATTGCGAAGGAAAGCTCTTGACGAATACGCCGAATCCCTGAGAAGTAGCGAAGAAGCTAGGGCGCGTGCTGAGAAGGATGCCGAACGCCAGGCACAGCAGCGTCTTAGACGGGAAGCGCAGATCACAAACAGCCTCAACAAGTTAGAATCGGACTACTGGAGCTTCATAGGGAAGATCAGGAACGACAAAGCGAGGGAAGAGGAAATCGCCCGTCAAAAAGCTGAACAGGCCGACGCGAACACAATGTTTTCTATGTTGCAGAGAGCACAGCGAGCACGCCAGGAGAATGACAAGTACATCGAGTCGCTCCAGGCTCAAGGTCGGGCTTACGAGGAATCCATCAACCCTGCATTGCGTTACCAGCGCACCATAGATGAACTAAATATAGCACTCACAAAAGATCTCGACGAGCACACGTACAACCTGCTTGCTGAACAGGCCAAGTCGTCTTACGAAGCTGCGATGCTTGCGGCGGACGAGTACGGCCAGAAGGTCAAGCAGTTGCAAGACCGGATCACCACCGGGTTCGAGAACTCGTTCGCGTCGTTCATCAAGGGCACTCAGTCGGCAGAGGATGCCTTCCGTAGTTTCGCCAGCACGATCATTGACGAACTGATACGCATTACTATCCGTGAGAACATCTCCGGCGCACTGAGCGGTTTATTCGGGTCTGTCGCTGGTGGACTACTCGGCTTGGCGTCAAGCTCTGATCCGCAGGTTACAACATCGTCAGGCATGTTTGACTTTCCCCGTAAAGGTTTAGCAGCAGGCGGACCCGTGGCGTCCGGCAAGTCTTACCTGGTAGGCGAGGAAGGACCTGAGATATTCAAGCCTGCCGTGTCCGGCACGATCATCCCGAACGACCGCATGGGCGGCGGCGAAGGCATCACGGTCAACCAGACAATCCAGATCAGCACGGGCGTAGCGCAGACGGTCAGGGCTGAGATCATGAACCTTATGCCAGCGATAACCCAGGCGACCAAGCAGGCCGTGGCCGACTCGAAGCAGCGCGGCGGACAGTTTGGCAGAGTTTTTGCAGGAGCGTAACCCATGGCACTCGTAACTTTCCCTGACGTCCCCATCCAGAGCATGAGCATGCGCCTGAGAAACGCGGTGTCGATCTCGGAGTCGCCCTTCAGTTTCGCGCAGCAAGTCTACCGCCACCAAGGTTCACGCTGGGAGGCCGAAGTCACGCTGTCACCTCTGACGTACACGCAAGCCAAGTCGTTCCAGGCTTTCCTTGCGGCGTTACAGGGCCAGACCAACACGTTCCAGTTCGGCAACCCGCTGCACGACGAGTCTTTCGATGTAACCACGACGGCAGGGACGTCACCACGAGACACCACGGTTTCGGTTTCTGGAGACGCTGTCCCAGGGGGAAACTACTTCCAACTCGGCGGATACATGCACATCACGATAGGCGACTTCGCAGGCGGCACAGGCACGATCACGGTAGAGCCTCCAATACGCGAAAGTATAAACAGCGGCACCGCGCTGGACTTCACCAACCCCAAATCCACCTGGCGCATGACCAGCAACGACACAGGCTGGGACATCAACACGGCAGGTTTTCACAGTTTCTCATTCGCTTGCACGGAGGCACTCTGATGGTACGCAGTCTTACGTCGCAGATGCAGACGGTCTCCGAAGCGGAAGTGGTCAACCTGTTCTACCTGATCGACTTCGAGTTCGACTCTGGCACGGTGCGGCTCTGGACTGGCCTGGGCGATCTGGTATGGAACAACGAGACGTACACGGGCGCAGGCAACATCCTGTCCATCGGGGATCTGCGCGAGTCGTCCGAGGTTGAAGCCACGGGCGCACAGTTCGTCCTGTCTGGCGTGTCTCCCACGTTGATTTCCCTGGCGCAGAACGAGGACTACCAAGGACGTACAGTGACCATGCGTGTGGGCGCGTTCGACGAAAGCGGAAACATCATCGCAGACCCGTTCGTGATCTTCTCAGGCTTCATGGACACCATGCGTATGGAGGACCAAGGCGAGACGGCTACCATCGCCCTGACTGCTGAAAACAAGCTGATCTCGTTCGAGCGTGCGTCGGTCTGGCGTTACACAGACCAAGACCAGAAGATAGACTACCCGGACGACAAGGGCTTCGAGTACGTCACGGCCATAGCTGAGGCTGAGATTCCGTGGGGCAGAGCCGAATGAAAATCGCGATGGAATCCATGATAAGCCTGAAGCCTGACATCAAAGAGTTGCTTGAGATGGAATGGTCAGAGTACGGGCTGGACTGGCCGTTCGGACTCAACCCCGACTGGACCTTCTACACGACCTTAGAAACACAAGGTGCGCTTTGGTGCTTCACGATGCGGCAGGACGGCAAGCTGTGTGGGTACG